GCCTCAGCTGCATTCTTCTTTGATTCAAACGGACTTTGGAAGTATTGTGATGCTGGAGCAGATGAGTCTGCAGTTAAGAATGTAACCAGAAGAGTTAACGGAGGTTATAACGGGTTAGAAGATAGACTTAAACATTTTAACGAATACTACAATTTACTAAAATAATTTGACATGAAAACGACCTTGGCCGTACTTTTATCAACGACAGCAATTATTGCATTTCTTTGCAGTTACTTTTTAGAACTGACAATGGATAATGTAGAACAGTACTTGGCAATTACGGCCTTGGTATTCATGGATGGTTTCTTCGGCATTATGGCCGGAATAAAAAGAGAAGGTTTCAAAACCTATAAAGCAATCAAAGTCTTAAAAACATTATTTTCATGGGCTATTATCTTGACAGTCCTTCTAATGATTGAAAAAGCTTTTACAGGAACAGGATGGTTATCAGAAACAGTAGTTATTCCATTTATAGTTTTTCAGCTAATCTCAGCTTTAAAGAATGCCTCAATGGCCGGTCTTATGAATCAAAAAGAATTGAATTCTATTTTAGATAGAATCGATAAACATAAAGGAGATAGAAAATGAAAGAATTATTAAAAACTATAACAGATACAAGAATGGTATACTTACTAATGTCTTTAGTACTCTTAACTGGGTATTTATTAGGATCTTGGGAAGTAGTAGTATTTGTAACATTTATGTTAAATGTAGGAGTATGGACAGGATTCTGTCCTAGTAAATGGTTTTTTGCTAAATGCGGTTTTAAGAAAGCAGATTTATAAATGAAAGGAGTATTAGGTCTATCACTAAATTCTAAAATATCTTTAGGAGTTGCTTTAGTTATCATGATGACTTTTTTTGTGGTACAGACCTGTATTGTTTTTGGATTTTGTGAACCTACTCTCTTCTTAGCTAAATTTGGTTGGGGATGTGTTGTATTCTTTATGCCTCCTTTTTTTAAAGTAGTAGCAGAGCTTATAGGCAATATTAAATTAAAAGAAGCTAATATAAACGCTCAACTACAAGGCATCAGCAAATCTAATCTAGTAGTCACTTTAACAATGGATGGGTATATTATTACTGCTAACGATAATTTCTGCAACCTTATGGGCTGTAACGAAGGTGATATGGTTAAAAAACCTCATCATCAAATGGTGACTCCTGAATATGCTAAAAGTAAAGAATATCTTGAATTCTGGGAAACGTTAAAACGAGGAGAAAGTATTACTGGTAAATTTGAAAGAATAGGAAAAGACGGTTCAAGTAAATGGTTATTTGGTAATTATACTCCAATTAAAAATAAACAGGGAGTATACGATACAATCTTAAAAGTAGCAACTGACATTACTGCACAGCATGAAGCAGAGGATATAGTTAATCAAAAAAATTCCTACCTAGAACATGCAGCTAAAATCCTAAGACACGATATGCACTCAGGTATTAATACTTATATGCCTAGAGGATTAAGGTCTCTAAAAAGAAGGTTAACTGAAGATCAAATCAAAGAATTAAAAATAGCAGCACCTTTAAAAATGCTTCAGGAGGGTTTAATACATACACAAAAAGTTTATGCTGGAGTTAAAGAGTTTACCAATTTAGTAAAAGAGAATGTACAGCTAGATACAGAACTATTAGATTTAAAGGCTATTTTAAAAAGCTACCTTTCATCTACTTCTTATACTAAACAAGTAGTCATTGACGATCTAGTAGAAGCAGAAGTCAACGAAGCTTTATTCTGTACTGCTATAGATAATTTAATTAGAAATGGACTCAAGTATAATGATAGTTCTACTAAGGCAGTTATGATTTTTATGGAAGGTAAATATACCTTATGTGTTCAAGATAATGGAAGAGGAATGTCTCAAAAAGATCTTAAAGAATTATCTAAACCATATACTAGAAAAAAAGATCAGAAAGAAAGTGGATCCGGACTAGGTTTAAACATATGTATAGCTATACTACGTGAACACGGATTTACTATGACAGCAGAGAAAACAAACCCAGGTACTAAAATTAAAATAAAAATAAAATAAGATGATTAACTCGATTATGCTAATAGACGATGAGGATCTTTTCCATTTAGTGTTTGAAGATGCATGTAGTATTCTAGATATAACCCTTTCATTAGAAGCATTAAATTCTAGTGATGAAGCCGATAAACTATTTAAAGCTTGGTTCCCAGATGACCCTAATCATGAACGCCCTGAATGTGTGTTTGTCGATTTAAATATTATTGGCTCCTCATTTAATGGAATTGAAATGGTACATAAAATCAACCATGAATACGGTAATGGCTGTGTAATTGGTATCATTTCTTCTTCAGATGACCATCAAGAAATTGAAAAAGCTAAAAAAGCAGGTGCACAATTCTGGATTATTAAATCAGATGATATTGAACCTCGCTTAGAAGATTTTATGAATGACTATGAGGGGTATAAAAACAAAACAAACCCCTTTAAAATATACAAATGATAAAAAAACTAGGACATATATTAACTTACCATGATTCTGAACCTACTGAGGTTCTACAGGGGTTAATCTGGTTTATATTTGCTCCTATGGTATTAGAAGCTGAATTTTTTTCTAAATTTTGGTATCTAGCTATTATTAGTATTATAGTAGGTTTTGGAGCCCTATACTCAGTTGTTTATGAAAGTTTAGAAACAAGAAGAAAATTTGCCTATGGGTATGGAGTTATTGCTATTGTTTTTGTACTAATACACTTTTTTACAGATGCTCCTTATACTCCTATGAATTGGGGTTGGGTTGTAATTGCTATCAGTGCTCTAAGTAATATCAGAAGAATTACTCAAAAAATAAAATCTAAAAAATCTGAAGTAAAAGAAACAGATAGCTCTAAAATGTATAGAGAGGATTTAGAACATAAAATTAAACAGTTACAAAAAGAAAATTTTGATTTGCGCTTTAAAAACATTGCGCTTCAAGATTCTAAAAAATAAACACAAATGGAGGTTACAAAAGAAGTAAAAGAAGTTTTATTAACCCTCGCTAAAGAAAAGAGAATTTATTTAGAAGGTAATATAATTAAAGTTTTAAAAGCAAATGCAGGAGATAAAGACTTTGAAAAGTACTTAAGTACCTGCAAAGAAAAAGATATCACAGCTAGGAGAAAAAGACTTGAAATAACTAAACAAGTTCAGCAGCAGAACAAACAATTAGAGATATCAGCTAAAAAAAATGACAAATTGATGTCAGATCTTAAAGTTGCTTTAGAAGAAACTGAAAAAAGAAAAGAAGAAGCAGAACAGGCAAAAGCGGAAGCAGAAAAACTTAGAGATAGTGCAATAAGCGATTTAGAAACACTTCAAAAGAAAACACAGTTTGAACTTGTAGGAAGGATAGTTAAAATAGCATTAATAGTTATAATGGGCGTAGGAGTAATAACTACAGCTTTATTTGCTTATACATTAGTAACAGGTCAAGAGAATCCTATACTAGAATCAACTTGGTCTAATTTATTTGGTATACTACTAACCAATTCATTTTCAATAGTAGGAACAATAATGGGAGTTAAATATGCGACTGAAAAAGATTAAAAAGTACATCGAATGGTTCTTAGCCCTCATGGTAGAAACCATGAAATTTTAAAGAAAGAAGTTGCTTTCAACTATTTATTATCATACATTTAGTGTATGTTGAGAAAACTATCTAAAGGACTTTTTCCGTTCTTAATAGCAGTAACCGCATTATCCGTTTCAGGATCGGCTGCTTATTATTCAGTAACAGGATTATCAAAATTGTTTGCCGGTGCAGCATTTGCTGTTATTATTATGGCCGGATCTTTAGAAGTGGCTAAGCTGGTAATTGCTTCCTTACTACATCAATACTGGAAGACAATGAATAAGCTTCTAAGAACCTATCTAACACTGGCTACTATTATATTAATTGGTATAACATCAGCCGGTATTTATGGATTTCTATCTTCAGCATACCAAGAAACGGCAACTAAGGCCGGGGTAGTAGATAAACAGGTAGAATTACTTGAAACTAAAAAACAATCCTTTGAAAAAATAAAATCTCAATATGATCTTGAGAAAGAATCTATAACAAAAAATATATCATCACTAAGAAATGCTCTTGGAAATAATACACAGTCTTATGTCGATACTGCCGGTAGGGTTATTACTTACTCTTCTTCTGCTAATAGAAAGGCTTTTGAAAGACAACTCGAAACAGCAATCGTAAAAGACGAAAAACTAACACAAAAAATACAGTCGTTCAACGACACAATCATTAAATTAGAAACCCGGATTGTAGAAGTTCAATCCAATTCAGACCTAGCCTCAGAATTAGGACCGTTAAAATATCTATCCGGACTTACAGGAAAGCCGATGGATGAAATCATTAACATTCTACTTTTAATTATTATATTTGTTTTTGATCCTCTGGCTATATCTCTAGTAGTAACGGCAAACTTTGCTTTCAAACAGGCTTATAAAAAAGAAGAAGAGCCAAAAGACTATACAATGGAGGAATTCTCTGAAGAAGAGATCCAGCAGTTCTACGAAGATACTTCCGATTTTGAAGAAGCAAGTCTGGAAGATCTACCGGAAGAACCTTATGAAATTTATGTCTCCGGATCTAGTACTGAAACTAAAGACTGGGAAATAGTAGATGAAGAAAAAGAACTGCTTGATACCTACGATACGGATGGAGACGGTAAAATTGATATTGACGAAAAAAGCGCAATAGAAAAGAAAATAAATCAGTTAGAAGAAAGAAAATCAAAACTCATTCATAATCCCAACTTTTCTTCTTGGAAAAAAAATAAAGAAATTAATGCTTTAGATGGAGAGATAGATAGTCTTAAAAATATACTTTCCAAATATAGCAAAAACGACGATGACGATCTAGTCATTAAGTATACCTAAAGCTTGCCTTTTTACTTTTTAGTTCGTACCTTTAGGGTATGATTGTAAAACGCGTTTATAAAAACGAGGATGGAGAATCTGTTTGGACTTTTGATACAGATAAAAATCCTCATAACCCGATTAGGGTAGAGCATAAATATTCCGATGAATGGAAGAAGTATATGAAAGTTCCTAAGAAAAAAGTTGCACGCAAAAAGAAAAGTTCGTAAATTTAGCAATATGAGTCAAAGTAATCTTAATATACTAATGGTCATGGTTGGCCTATTTTTAGCAATGTCCTTAGACATGATGGTAAGTAATCTTCTTATAGGTTCTATTGAACTAGGAGTTTGTGTATGTCTATTTACAATTCTTAACCACTACTACGCAAAAGATGAAAAATCAGCAGATGATAATTGACTATCTTAAAACCGTTCTTAATAAGGATAAAGACTTAGCAAATCAAGAAAGGGAGCTGGGAAGAATTCTGATTCAGATCTGGGAAAATAAACACTTCATAGAAGTTGAAGATTTAGAAAAATTATCGTATTTTATA